GGTTTTCTTTGACAAGTCCGTTAAGGTCTTCGTGTAGTTTTTTGGTCTTAGTATTCATGGCTGTAGTTGAATAGATTTTAATTCACGCTCACGCAAATGTAAACGTTTTTTCTTTAACTCCAAACTATTGGATTTATTTCCCTCTTCTTCAGACTGGTCTTCGGCATTTACTTCCGTATCACTAGCCTCTGGACTTTCTGGATCTTCAGATTCTTTTTCAGGTTTGATTCCTTTTTCCAGAAACTTAATGATGTCACCAACAGAAAGCTTTTCGATATCTGAATAACTGAACTCAGCACCCAATTCCTTTTTTAGAACTCTTATCGCCTCTGCGGTAGAATTTCTGAAGCTTCGTCTAAGGGCCTGGGCGTTGGCCGGAATATTGACAACAGAAACTTCAAGCAATTCCTGACCGTCGAAAAAGTAAATGTCTTTATCTACGATCTCTCCGTCTTCATCCTTACGTCCAAAACGTCCGTCACCAATAGGCATAAATCCTACGCTTACAGCTCTGAGGGTTCCGTGTAGAATTTTTCTGAAAATCTTATCTGCGTGTTCATTGAGCTCCTTTGGTTCGAATGTAATATCTATTTCAAGTTGCTTACGAGCTGGTGTTGAGTCCTTTGCTGCAAGATCGGCAACCTTAGCAACTCCCCCACCGATTACATCGTCTGGATCCGCTTTGTTACACAATCCACCACCATAAACATCATGTTGATATCCAATAATCGGATTAACATTGAAGTTATCAAGCTTCCATCCAGACTGATTAACTACAGTCCCATGACGATCAACGTCGTCAGTAGATGCTATAAATGGAATTGTACGAGTTTCCTCAGCCTTTTTACGATCAAAGTCCTTAACAACACCGAATACTATTTGCCGATCTTGTAGTGTTTCTTCCTCCCAGGGTGGTGTGCGGTCAAACTCTCGGTAATGTTTTCCTAAGTGCTCACGGATTGCAGACAGATCAGATTCGGGAATACCAGCATCTTTCAATCCATGCACGATAGCTGCAGCCTCTTTTAATCCTTGCCAAACTACATCCTGATCTCCGTCTCCTTTATGATGTGGTAACTTGTATAATTCACTATTCTCAGCATCGAAATTGTCAGCCTCACTATCTACCCATGAGTGCATAGTCCTGAGCTTGTCAGCATCTCCAGAAGCTTTGTTTACTTCGGCAGCCGCGTCCCAGGTTTCATCTGTGGATTTTGGTGTTCCACCCTCATGAGCTGAGTCAAAGGATATAGTAGATTTAGTTTTCGCCATTTTTTTCGATTTCTTTCAGTGCTTCTAGCAAGTCTTTTTTCTTTGCTTTCCCGTTGGTAGGTTGTCCGTTTATAGGGAGTAGGTTGCCTTGCATAAACAACTGATCTCCTCCAGTTAATGGATTTCGGTTTTCTAAATCCCTAACCTCGTTCGGCGTAAAGATACCAAATTGAATTAATATCTTGTAAAAGTCGCCTCGCTGCTTGGTATCACCTCTTAAAAGACCATCTAAATTGTAGTTGGTGAATAGCTTTCCTTTCTCACTTTCGAATAGCAATTTATCGTCTTGTTCCATTTCCATGTTTACTATAAGTGGGTTAATAGTAAACTTGGCAAATGATAAAATCAGCTCGGAGATATTTGAGAACGTGGCACGTTCAAGATCGTAAAGCAGTGGAGGTGGAATGCTCGTTATCCGTGCAATATCGGTAACAGTAAATTTTCTGGATTCTATAAACTGAGAATCTTCAGGCGGTACACCTATTGCCTGGTATGCTTGTCCGGCGTCAAGTATAGCAACTCTTTCACCACCTGTACCAGAAAATGTTTTCCTCCAAGAACTTCTAAGTCTTTTCAGACCATCCTCATTCATACCACCCTCTTGAGTTATAACCCCGTCTAATTTGGCCCCGTTTTTATAAAAGTTCGCCCCAAACTCCTGTTGTGCTATTCCAAGTCCCAGATTCTCGCGCATTATTGATACGATACTCTTACCTCTTATACCGTCGAATCCTAATCCCTTGAAGTGCACCACATTTGATTGATCTACCGTGACACCTTCATTTACGAAATTATACCATAGCTTACCATCCTGTAACATTACTCTAACATCTCTTGGATGGAAAGGAAGCAACTCTGTTGCCCGAGCATTTTCTCTATCAATAAACGAAATCGCATCACCCCATAACATCATGTGTGCGATACTTAACATCCTCCACTGGAAGGAAGTCTGGAACATATTCGCTTTATTATGAAGTAGTGGCCAGAGTGGGTGATCTCTGCGGGGTCTGCTTCCCCTTTCAAGGTTTTCGAATATTCCAGAAGGTAGAGAGGCGACGGTCTGGGACAATAGATTAACGGCCCTCCATAACCCAGGTAGCCCTATTGCGGTTTCCGCTGTTACATTAACTCCGGATTTAGTGGCACCGCCGAATAAACCGGTGATAGCGGTAGATAAGGGAATGTCCGGATTCTCAAGGGATGCTCTTGTTAAAAAGGGAGCAAGGATATTTGCAAGTCTATGATCCATCCGGTTTATTAGGGTTTTTCTTTCCTGATTGTATAACGATATAAATTGCCAATAGTTGCAAACAGATCACTCCGCCTATCCAGTGGATGAGGCTAAACGCAAAGGATAGAGAAAGTGTGAGAGTAATAATCAGAAACCATAATAGCTTGTCGTTCATGGAAAACAAATGTAGGGAAAATAATGACAGGGTAGGGATTCGAACCCTACACGATGCTTCTAACCAAATGAGGGCAGATAACAAGTAACAACCCTTCCGCACCAGTCAAGCGTTTCACCTTTCCGCCACCTGTCGGACTAAAGGTAATAAAAACCCCCGGAGATTAAACCGAGGGTTGTTCTTATCCTAATACCCGCTCCTGTTGTCGGGCCGTCCATATATATTCATAAAATCGATCAGTTATATGATCCAGATCATTTCGGATCGGATCAATAACATACTGGGCGTGCGATATGTCTTCAACACACACCAGTAATGAGTACGCGAATAAACACGCCGTCGATATTACGATAAGAATATTCATTGACGTAAATATACAAAAAGCGAATCCCTCAACCATCCAAGCGAACGATCAAGGGACTCTGAGAAACCACTCCCAATCACCTAGTTGCGGGGATCGGACTCGAACCGACGACCTTTGGGTTATGGGCCCAACGAGCTACCAACTGCTCCACCCCACTATATTGACAAAAGTAACAAAAAAGAAAACCCATCAGCCTCTCAAAGCGATGGGTTTCTAACAAGTGACGCCTAATCACTTTAATGCTCACGCATTTGGAGCAAATGTAAAAATTATTCAGAGGGGGCTTCTGAAAAATCTAAATAATACTTCTTACCAGGAACAAGAAAATCCTTTGCCACGGCATTTTTATCTATCTGGATTTTTAATTCTCCCATAGGGGTTGCTTCAGCAAATTGATTATCCTCTTGGCTTCCGCTATGGACTGCTCTCAATTTTGCTTCTTTATTTCCATAACTAAATTCAGTTACAGATTCACATTCAAATTTTGCTCTTATTGATTTCATTGTATAAATTTTTAGTTCGCATCAAAGGTAAATACTTTCAACCAAGTTTGGAAACTCAGTAAGCACCAAACCAAATTGGGGTTAGGATTGACCAAAATCTTGGGATCGACATAGTTTATTAACAATTCATTGTTTAAAACCTCACTGCCATACCACAGTTTGTCCGGTGAGGTGAACCCCCACTTTTTGCGATCCACAACTTCCCTGGGAAGATCAAGCGATTCCCTCAATATCCGTTTGTTAAAACGATACTCAAGCGGTAATCTGGTTGCAAAATCTACCAGGTCGTTATCTAAGAATGGCACCCTGTCTTCTATTGAGTGGGCCATAGACATACGATCACCCACCGTCAACACCCCTTTTAAGAAATGGAGGTCAAAACTGTGCCGGTCTTTGAACATCTGATCGAACACCTCTCTCTCGTATCCAAGTCCTGTTCGGTTTACCACATCCCAATAATCATCTTCATATCTCCACGGATAACCCGCAAACAGCTCATCTCCTCCAGTCCCTTGTAGGTTTACCTTTACGTGTTTAGCAGTTTCCTGAGCGAGTAAGTAATTCGCGTGACACGGACCCACTCGTAAGTCCTCCAAATGATAGATCACCTTCTCCATGACATTTAACATATCAGGATACGTCACCTCTATTTCGCGGTGAGTAGTTCTATAGTGGTCGGCTGTCTTTCTCGCCAGTGGCCGTTCGTCGTAATTATCGAATCCGGCGGTAAACGTTCGCTTGATTCCCTCCGACACGATTGCAGTGCTATCGATCCCCCCACTAAGCCACGCCCCTACCTTAACCTCACCAATTAACTGACGCTTAACAGCTTGTTTAAATAACCTTCTGAACTCTCCTTTTGCTTCCTGGTAATCTATTTGCTCCGGCTTGAACTCCAGCTCCCAGGTAGTTGGGACTTGGTGAATCCCCTCAAATAGAGTATCGGAGGTATAGATGTTCATGTAGGTTAGATATTGCCTAAGTGCGAACCGGTTTACCTTCACTTTGTATTTGGGATGCTGCAATATTGCTTTGATCTCACTTGCGAAAACGATCTGATTTCCATTTTCCCACACGTAAAGAGGTTTGATTCCGTATCGATCCCTAAAGAAATGAATAGCTTTCGTTTTGGAATTGTAGGCCACTATAGCGAACATTCCATTCAGTTTGTCGATGAATTTTAATCCCTGGTCGTGGATACCTACCGCAATAGTTTCGGTGTCGGTTTTGGTGTGGTACTTATAATGAAGCTGCTTTCTGAGATCCAGATGATTGTAAATGCACCCATTTAGGAAAACCACCCAATCTCCTTTGGTTTGGGGTTGTGTGGCATTTTTATCTAAAATGGAGAGTTGATTGTGACCTATGGAAACATGGTCATCTTGGTAGTACTTCGTACCATCCCTTCCACGGTGAATGATTGATTCGGTCATTTTGTAGACCGTTTCAAAATCAGGATTCCCGTAAACCCCTGCGATTCCGCACATTAACAGATCGGGTTAATGTGGGCCCGAGGATTTGTGACCGCGAGTATTTCATCATTACTCATAGATTTTTCCATACCTCGCATATTCCAGCCAATATCTTTGGCCGGTACACCCACAACCTTACGATAATCTGGAACATCTTTGATAACAACGCAACCAGCTCCTACCATACAGAGCTTACCAATCTTCTTTCGAGGATGAATGATTGCCCCCATTCCGAGGTTTGCCCTATCTGACACTTTAACCACCCCGCCCAGACAAGCAAATGGGGCCATGATAACAAAGTCGCCCAACTCGCAATCATGCGCTATGTGGGTCTTGTTCATAATATAACAACCGTTGCCGATCTTGGTTAGTTTTTCACGGACCGGACTTTGAATGGATACGTATTCACGGATGACATTGTGATCACCTATAATTACGTGTCCGTTTATCTCTTCGTTATTGTCGAGGCATTCGCCAGGTGTTCCAATAGTAGTGTAAGCTCCTATTTTATTGTTGTCGCCAATACGGACGTTTGCGTGAATTATAACACCGGCACCAAATTGGTTGTTCTTTCCGATTACTGCGTTAGGGTGGATGTGTGCGGGTTCAGTCATTACAAACTAGACTGATCCAACTTTTGTTCTTTCCGATTCCTTATTTTGGCTGCAAATCGAGACAACAATCCTCCAGAATTAAAGCTGACTTGTGCTGAATCTTTTTTCTCTAATTTTCGTTGAGCAGCCCTAGTTAAATTATCAGGTATAGCTGTTAAGTTTTCTGGCTTTTCCCCTTTTTGTAAAGCTATTTCTTGGCTTGCGTAAATTATATTGGTTTGTGTATTCATGATTCGTTGAGTTTGATTGTTTTGGTTTGTGGATTTTCTATCTGAGCAAATGTAAGAATTTCAAGCTGTGTCTCTTTGTGATTCAGCTTATCAATATCGAAGATTCTAAAGTTTTCGTGTTCCGCTAACTCGTTGGCTTTCTTGTAATATAAATCGTAATAAGCAGCCAATTTATTAATGAGGAACTTTCCTTCCAAATTTGGGTAGCATCGTTTTAAGTGATCGGAATTTCTCCAGTGCTTTGAGGAACGGTGACGTATAACTTCCCAAATACCATCGAAGTCTGAAGGGTCAAACCATCCATAACCATTGTTAAGGGCAATCCAGTTAATATATGAGTTGATCGTTTCCTCTCGGTTCCGTTGTAAGCAGATGCAAATAGCACCTTGCTTGAGATACATCTCACAATAGTTCAAGTGATAAAACGCGACATCTCCCACTGTGGCCTCCTCTCGCCCACTGAGAGAGTCATTGAATGCGTTGTAGTCGTCCCGGTCATACTGCCAGCTCAACAACGTTTCTTCGTGGGTTACCTTCACCCCCTCCTGGGAATCCAAAAGGACTGCAAGAGAATTAGTTCCACATCTACCACTACCTAGACCTATGATCATTGATCTCCTTTGTTGTATAATTCAACTTGTTCTATTACCAAATCATATCTGTTATACCAATGATCAAACATTTTACGCATTAGGCCGAAATCTTCACCTTTTGCTTCTAAGGCAATCATTGGAACTTTAGTGCCACCGATATCAATAGCGTGTTGCCGTGCGCCATAACACATACCACACTCAGCAGCGGCATCCTTTCCCGAAGGACCAACATAAATAAATAGATCACAACTCATTGCGCCATGTGTATCAAATTCAAACGATTTATCTGATTCGGCAGAATTAGCCCAGTCATTAAATGACTTACCAGCCTTAAATGCTTCTTGCTCTCCAAAGTTGTTTTCAATCCATGATATTACTTCATGGCCGTTGTTACGTAATATGGCTGTCATCATTTCAACAGCGTGTTGGTTCTTCCAAGAACTCGCTATGTAAATTTTCATTTTTTTGTTTTTTGATGTTTAATTTGATTCATAAATTTCATTCGCCACATGAGTAGGTAGATTGTAAAAAAGCATATCCTTTGCGTGAACGAATTTACAGTTATCCCACAACTCAAACGGAGTCATATTAACCGGACTCTTTACATCCACAGCGAATAGCTTCTCTTCCTTTAAACTGATCGCCTGGGCGGTGTGGGTTATCTTCTGGAGCTGCAAGTCCATTGCGGTATCAAGCAAGTCAGAATATTTTTCATCATACCACGGTAACCAGTTAAGTTGTTCCATTAATCGTCTGGACAATAACCGGCCAATACCCGCTGCGTAACCTCGATACTGACCACGGTAACCACCCCAGTACAACGCTTTTTTGCTTTCGATATCATAGAAATAGCAGTCGGTCAAGTAGACATAATCAATCCCTTCGTCCATGTACTTGCCGTATTCCTCCATAAGTTTGACACCAAACAGATCGTCGCTACCCATCATGAGAAAATAGTCTGAGTCATGTTTAGCACATTCCAGAGCACCCGTGTTCCACTTCCGACCCAGTGGGCTATTTGAACATTCTACGTAAGTGAATCCGTATTTCTTGGCAAGCTTTCGGGATCTCCTCCCCTCGCTTCCCACCACCACCACCTGGACCTCAGCGACTCGTCTACAGAGCTTAACGCCCAAACAGAACAACTCGAATATTTCGGGGCGCTTCCAAATACACGTAAGGATAGTTAGCTTCTTATCCGTTCGCCTGCGCTTCTTTTTTTTCATGTCTCAATTTCAAACACTGTCTTAACTTCTTTTTTTCGATACTCAATAACATTATCTAAGTACTTTTTGGCTTCCTTGAGCGATTTAAACGAACCTGAATAATCCTCGTAGAATGTTGATCCATAACCTTTATCTATGGGAGAACCTGTCGTATTCATATAACACCAGCATTCTTTATCCTTACCGAAAAGGCTTTTATTTAACTCATGCCCCCATGCCTGAATAAAAAATAATGGGTCTTTGCCTACTTTTGGTGATTCAATTATCCTGTATTTCATGGTTACCTTGTTTTTTCAATTCTTTTTCGCGCTTCTCTAATTTAAAGTTGCATATATTCTACAGCATTCAAGTGGATTCTCATCGTCTCCTAGATTGAAAAATTCGATTTTATCAGTCGGTAATTTTTTTATCTGATCAGGTGTTAAGCAAGCATCCCTGGTTGAAAGGCGTTTGGGATCACACATTACATTGAATTCTATTTTCTTGCCATCGCGTTTAGTGCCATCTATTAAAACGTGGGGTAACTTTTGATCACCACAATATACCTGGTAAGGACAACCCAAATCTTTTAACTTATCATCATAGACCAATCTCCATGCACTCATAATACTGCTTCTTGAGATTCAAATATTGATTGACCACCATCGGGACTCCAATCCCCGAAAATAGCACGACTGATACACATGGCCAGAACAATCATTCCGTCGATCTTATCACTGGACTTTGATTTATCAAACTTGATATTCCCGGCAGGGTCTTCCTTCAGAGAAATATTTGAGTTCATCCACTTCATAACCGGGTGACCACCGTGGTTAAGTTTGCCGTTTAGAACAAGTTGCTCCAGTTCCTTAATCGCTGGACTCATAGTTACGTAACCTTGCCTCAGCTCAATCACGTTCGCGCCATCTTCCTGTAGATCATTCACTAGTTTTGTAGAGTTCCACGGGTCGTAACTGACTTCGATGACATTGCACTTGGATGAAAGCTCGTCAATCTTGGCACGGATAAAATTGTAATCCACCACATTGCCGTCTGTGAAATACACATGACCCTCCCGTTTCCAAGCGTAAAACTGATCACGTAAGTTTCTCAGCTTCGCGGTTTCTTGTGGGATCCAGAAGAAGGGAAAGAAATCGTAACTATCCTCATTCGCTTTTATCATTCCCAGGGCGGTGATATCCCTTTTGCTTGACAGGTCTAAAGCAATCTTGACATCGTGGCCGTAGAAATCTTCTTCTTTTAGTTCACCCAAATTACAAGAGTCCCAAATGTCACCGGTTAAAAAGCTTTGCTCGGAAGATGTCCACACATTTAAATGATATCTCAGAAATGAATTCAGGTAGGTCGGTTCGTTCTTGGCCCGTTCCGCTTTCCGTTTCAGGTAGTCTTTTTTGCAGCTCACCCCATAATTCGGATTAGCTTTTATCCAGGTCTTCTCAGCAAATGGATCGTCTTCCTCATCAGCTCCATAGATCACAGACAGAAAAGTGTCGTCTTTGATAACCCCGTCCTTTACCTTTTTAGCATACTGGTGCATCTCCCAACCAATATTTCCCTTCTCACGAATACCCGCGGTAGTGATTATTAGCGTAAGTGGTTGTCTTCTTGAGCCAGTGGAATTGTCCAAAGTGTCGTAGAGTTCCCGGTTCTTATGGATGTGGAGCTCATCGATCAAAATTCCGTGAGCGTTTAGGCCGTGCTTGGTTCGGGATTCACTAGTCAAAGACTTGAACACTCCGTTGGTAGATGGAACGAAAAGGGATTTCTTCAAGATTTCAACGCGCTTGCTGAGTGACCCATGTTGCTCCACCATCCTAGAAGCACTCTCGAAACTGATATTCGCTTGCTCTTTGTCACCGGCAGCGGAATAAACCTCAGGCCCACCCTCATC